ATTTTATTACCACCACTACCACTTGTTATTTCTTGTATTGGCACTTTACCAGCATTAATGTCACCGTCTCCAGTGTACGACCTACCAATTACAGAACCTGTTTGGAAGAACATATTTAGAGCCTCTTGTGGATTATAATTTGTACCGTTACCTAAATCTATTTCAGCTAAACCATCAGCATCAAGATAAACGCCATCTGGTACCATGCGCGACATTACTTGCTGTAATTTTAAATGAGTTAGCTGTATCATGTCGGCAAAACCTGTAATACGTCTAACTAAACTTTCTATTTTGCCTTTATACATACGTGGAGCTACTATAGAATAGTTCATTTTTACTTTATTAAAATCACTTTTAGATCTTAACATGTTTTTAGACATCTCCCACTTCAGTAGTTTGTCAGTACCAAGTATTATTGCACCTTCATAAACAACTTCAATAGCTCTTTGTAATCTTTCAAAGTTACCTTCTTTATTTTCTGGCGGGTTAAATGTATCGTCTTTTTCTATAACTTTTTCTGCACCACTACCAGTTTCTTTTACTTTATAAACCTCGTTCATATATGTTTTATAATTAAAATATAAAACTTGAACTTTATTGTTATCTATTTCTTTATACTGCGCTGAACCTTGGTCATAATTAGTTTGGTGAAAATTTTTATTTTTAATTATATCTTCTAAATCTTCTTGAGTTAAAAAAGGAAATTGCTTTGCTAATTCATTAATAGGTATTTTTTTAACTTCACCAACGTAATATAAATCATCAAAATATGGAGACTCAGTATAAGAGTAGACTAAATCAGCGGGATCAACATATTCTATGGTTATACCTTCTGAAGTATTAAAGTTAGTTTTTACAGCGCCAATACCTAAAACTGTTAAATCATAATAAAATCTTTTCTTTATTAACTCATAATTATTACCGGCCATTAAAACATTTAAAGCTTGTTCTTCTGCTATTTCAGCACCTTGTTTATAAGTTAACTGCATGTGAAGTTGAACTTCTTCTGTTGTTTCTGGAAGTTCTACTAAACCGCTTTTTGTAGTGTCAATACCAAAAACTTCTCTATTGTACTCGTTTAAACTTTGCAAACTCATATCGTTTAATATGTTTTGCAAATATGTGGTTCTTTTTTGAGTACTAATATAATCTTGAGAATAAGCTTTTATATCATAAGTTCTTTCAGCAATACCATTTACAACTATATCTACAAATTTAGGTATAATAGGTACCGGTTTCCAGTCTAAATTTAAATAAGACAAATCACCGTTTATAGATAACTCATCTTTATATTTTTGTATTGATTGTTCACCTCTAGCGTATAACCTTAAATTGTGATAATTATTTTTATTAGTCGTGTATCTTGTTTGATTGTAATCATTGTAAAACCACTCTGTTTCAATTGCTTTACCAACTTTTAAACCATAATCATAGCTAAGCTTTTCAGCATCACTTACAACTTGACTTGGAAAATAACTTTTTATAACAGACTCTGCCATATATTTATTTTATTATTTTAGAATTATAGCCAGTATTAGCATATCTAGCTATATTTATGTTTAATTTTTGTTTTTCTACGTTTGGATTTGGTCTATATAAATGTCTATTACAAGCCATAATAGCCAAACCACTACTTATTGTTGCGTCAAACTTTGTACGTTTGTTTATATCAAATCTACCCCAGTCATTTAAAGTTCTGTTAAAGTACATACTCCCATAATCACCTGTTTGCATTTGGCCAACGTGACCTTGTATATACATTTCTATTGCTGCGGCATGAGCTTGTTTTATATCTTCACTTGAGTTTGGTATACCACCTACTTCTTTTTCAGCTGTTGACAATTTATTCCAAACTTTATCTGGACGGTTCATACTATAGCCTCTATAACCCCTACGCCTTAAATAATACAATAATCTTGGTTTATTATTTTCTGCAAGTAGCGGCATGCCATAAAACACTAGAGCCATAAGTACGTCTTCAAAGAATATATCAGCTGTTTGTGGCCTAGCTATGTATTCTAAAAAAAACTGATTTGGAGGACAATCTTCCATACTAAACTTTGTAAGCCCGTGTAAAGAGCCTTTTGATCCTTTACCGTCTACAGTACCGCTAATATCGTAGCTGTCGCAGCCAAAAGCACCCAAATGATCGTTGCCAGGGTATTTGCTTCCATTTTTTAATATAATTCTATTTTGTAAATTTGAAGAAGGCATCCAGCTTATATTAAATCTGCCTTTTGGATCTGGATAAAATATAACACTAGAATCTTTTACACCATTAACCCATTGAAAATTACCTCTGTTAATAGGTGGACTTATACCTTCATTATAATCTATTTGTTCGTATATTTTTACTAAATTAAATATACTGTTTTTAGCTTCATCTCTAAAAGCGTGTTCTTCAGTTCTTGGAAACTGTCTGTAAAACTCGTTTAACGCGTCTTGATCGTTTTTTAGACCTTCAGCCTCGTTGTTCCAATGATCTATAATACCATAGTCAATTAATTCTCCGTCTGGTCCGTATACATCATTATCTGGATTATTAAAGACTGGATTTCCGTACTCATCAATAAATCCTTCGTAGTTCCACTCCATTGGGATAAAGAGAGAATACAAGCCAGACGCTGTTTGTCCGTTTCTGTTTCGTTTAGTAACATCTGA